TTTAAAGATGTGCTCCCCATTTCTGAGGAGCACTTTTTTTACAACTACGAATAATCAGAAGCAAGCAGACCGGGGATATAAAAAGATCCATCCGGCGTGACAATTTTCAACGCGATACTTGCGCTACCCATTACCATCTTTCCAACAACATAAGCATATGGAGCCGTCATTGTCGTTTTACTGGTTGTCCTTCCGACAATCGCGCCCATGCGTATGATCGCATCCACGCCATAAGACGTTCCAACGTCCATCATGTAAATAAAGGAGCTTGCAGCGTTTGCCCCCGTTGACAGGAAATAGGAATCACACCTCAATGATGCGATAGTTCCGGTTCCTGCGGTATTCGTCAAACCGATACCGATAGTTGCCCGGACGCCAGCAGCTTGACCAGTCACCGCACCAACGCTTGCTGCACCTTCTGCGCCAAGTTGTGCCGTAATATGGGCACCATGCATATTTGCAATGGAAACGTTTGTCTGTGCGTAAACGCGGAGAGTTTCGCCGTCTGCTGTCCCTGCTCCTGTAAAGAAAATACGAAGGCTTAAACCTCGGAAAGTTCCGCTCGTTGCCGACGTTGTTCCCCAAAAGCGGGAAAGTTCCGCTGCGGCTGTAACTGCTTTATAAAGAACAATGTCTTTAACCTTAAGCAGTTCGATTGTTACGTATCCTGCGGTTCCGGTCCCGGCTTCGATTGCTCGGCCAAGAGGGAAGCAGGTAGCTGCCGCGACTGCGCTTGGGGCCGTGGTGGTAACATCGTCGGTTGCCGTTGTGTAATAAACAATGTCACCCGCAGCGACAGTTCCGGCAGAAACGATTGTAAACATGAAGCGACCGCCGAGATAATAACTACCTTCGACGTTTGCATCTTTTGATACCATGGGCACAAGAACTCCGAACTTATCGGACCATATCGGGGTCCATGCCGTTACCGCTGCGGTGTGCGTGTAAAGAATACGATCGCACTGTTCCGCTTCGTTAATCAGTCTGCATTTTCCTACCATTTGACACTCTCCTATGTTTTTGGTTTAAAAATCGTTTTTAAAAATGCCCCCATTACTTGTTATGAGCTGGCACCGTCATTGTAAATCATCCCGCGCCAATCTTCGAGATACACTCCATAATCATAGAAGCAATCCCACGAGAATCCGAGGGCCTCTCCGATACCGGAAGGCTCGCCACGAAGTGTCGGCGTGCTATTTCCGGCAAGTGTTGCAATACCGTAATGACCAAGCTGAGCCGGGTCGGTTGCCAGATACCACGCATTGACTTTTGAATTTGTGGTAAGCAAAGACTGCAAGTATGCATCGAAAATCGGAATAATACGACCAGCATAGACATTGATAAATCCATCATTAGGATTGATCTGACTTCCTGCAATCGGGTTGAAAATCTGTTCGAGTGCGGCCATATTATCAACACCCGTTATGAGGTATCGCGCCGAAAGATTGGTAAATTGCTGGGTTGAATCTTTCGTTGCTTTCGGGAGCTTCATTTTCATGAGGTAATTATTTGCAGTCCCGATGTTTGTGATTGTCGGCAAGCCCGAAGGATCAATGAGATTGACATGGTTTGATGCATCAAATAACCTATAACCGTCTTCCGTCATAAGCGGACCGGTCAGAGTTGCAGCAGTAAGAGAATCGTAAACATCCATATTTTGCTTACGAGCAACCGAAGCGGTGATAAGCTGGGGAACGCGGGTCAGGGCCGAAAGATCATCGTTGATCATGGCTTGACGGGAAAGGGTGAACTTAATACCCTTTGTGGTGATTGACGCTGTTTCCTTTTTGTCGGAAATCTTCCCCTCTTTGAAATCCATACCTTCGGGGATAGTTGCAATGTCGGAAAAATTCGACATGCTGACGATGTTCACTGTTTTGAAGTCCGGTACTTCTCTTGTCGAAGTCCACTGCCTGAAAGTCACAGGAGCTTCAGTATAGCCTTTTGTGAGAGCCTTGTTTGCAACATCTGCAAGGATAGCAGGAAGATCGGAAGAGCCGGTTCCGGCCATTCGGATTGAACGTTCAACAAGCGCTTGTGCTGTGCAACTATTCGTGTTTATGCCCTTCATCTGCAAACTTGTTCTAAGCAGGCCATGCAACGATGTAACGGGTTCTCCGTTTTTGGTTGCTGCCGCTGCCGCTTCTTTCGACTTGTCAAGGCCTGTTGCAAAGATGAGTCCAGCCGCTGCATGGGCGCGGAATTTATCGGCTTCGTCTTTTTTGACGATAGGAGAAGGAACAACCGGAACGCTCGGGCTTTTCTTTTCAATTTCATCAAGGATCGCTTCGATTGCCTTATCGAGCGGGGTATTTTCCTTAACGAGTTTTGCAGAAAATTCCTGGGGAAGTCCATTTTTTGAACAGCGTGCATAAATTTCAGAAATGCGCGTCTGCTCATTTTTTACTGCTTCCATTCGGGCCTCATCCATTTCCTTTTTGCTCAAAATGGTTGCCGGGGTTTCATTCGTCGGCTTCGAGCAATGCGAACAGAATTTCGCATCTGCGGGAATTTCTTTGCCGCAATGTTTACAAGTTATCATATCCACTTCCTTTGCTTTGGGCTTTTGCGGCCCGGTTATAGAATTGTTATACAGCATTGTCTTTATGTTTAATGGAGCAGTTCTCCCCATGTTTGTTGCCGGTTCTTTTGATTCTATGGGGTCGATAATCTCATCGACAAGGCCATAGGTCTTTGCATCTTCAGCGCTCAACCACGTTTCCGCGTCCATGAGATCCCATAATTCATCATCTGTCAAAGCGGTCGCATGGCGCTGATAAGCTTTGATTGCACCTTTTTTGAGACCGTCCAGGAGATCCGCATTTTTACGCAAATATTCAGCATCACCCACAACCATTGTCAATGGATTGTGGATCATCATGTATGCGTTTTCCGGCATTTTCAATTTTCCAGGATCTGCTGCCATTGCAATCACGGAAGCCATACTTGCGGCGAGGCCGTCAATGATAACGGTCTTTGATGCTTTGTTTTCAAGGAGCATATTATAAATGGCGTTGCCGTCAAAGATTTCCCCACCGTATGAATTGATGCGTATTGTCAAATCGGTGATGTTACCAAGCGCTTCAAGATCTTTTTTAAACATCTGCGCGGACACTCCCCACATTCCAATGTCGGCGTATATATCGATCTGAGCCGCTTTGCCTGTTGCCTTCATCGAATACCATTTAGCTTGATTTGGCATCGTTATTCCCCGCTGTTATCGTTTGAGTTGCTTTGGTTGTTGTCATCAATCGCCGCTTGAATCTGAGCGTCTACGTTGTTGCCTTTTTTATTGTTTCCCGGCAAAAGATTGTCGAGCCCAAGCGCTTTCATTTCTTCTTGCTCTTTTGCGAGTTGTTTTAAAACGGTTTTGTAATCCTTGCCCCCGGTTGCGCAAATCTCTTGATAGGTAATTTGTCCGAGATTGTAAAGCAGTTCCGTTGCCTTCGCGTCTTTGAGCGGGTCAACCCACTGCTCACCGTCGATGGGGAGCCAATAGCATTGCGTATAATACCAGGGATCATCTAAAAAGTTTTGATAGGTAACACCAGGTATTTTACCTTGCAGTATTTCCCATTCGACAAACTGTTCATATCGGCGCTGTAATACGGTTTTCGTATACCATTTAAAAACCGTTCGGAAAAAGCGATTATCATTGAGAGCATTCGTTTGCGAAGATGCAAAATTCGAGCCTTCAAGATCGGTCGTAAGGAGCTGATAGGAAAAACCCATGCCAACGCCGAGCGCTATAAGGTTCCCGCGCAAGAGCGGCAAGAAACTTTCTTTTAGAGAATCATCGAGCTTGATCGGAGTTATTTCGCCCTCTGTTGAAACAAACCCCTGGTAATCAAGATCGATGTATTCATTCTCACCGTTAGCGCTTACTGAATCGATTGCAGCCTCGAAAGCATCCTGGTCCTTTTTGTTTATTTTATAACCAAGACGTGAACCGATACGAGATTGCTTCATCTTATCTTCGAAAATTTGCTGGTTGTCATAGATATTTCCGAGTGAAGGAGTCAACCATGGGAGCCCCATATAAGCTTCGGTTTCAATTGGATAATAAGCGATTTTCATTTTGTCAGCAGAAAATGGTTTGTTATATCCCATGAGCCAGAAATTTACAGCTTCGCCAAAATCATTAATCTCGATCCCGTGAACGATTTTAGTCTTGCCTTGCATCTGGTAAGAATTGCCGTCGAAATAATTATCCTTTGAAAAATCAAGGCGTGTCGGCTTAATAATCTGCATTGCATAGCGCAACCATGAACCTGGCTTTGCTGCAATAACGTTACTAAGAGCGTTTCCGTAAACAGCGATTGTTCTAAATTCCAGGTCTTGCCCTTGATACATGGTAATCTGTTGAGAACCGTTTCTCATGCCCTGGTCGTTGAACCGTTCCCAATCTGAGGCGAGCTTATCAGTCGGCGTCTTGGCTATAGTTCCGTTCGCCATTTTGATAATCGGATAGGGTTTAATACCCTGTCCGACGATGTAAGATGATAACACCTGTATTGCCCGGCGAGCCCATACGTCGGTTCTGTATGCAAGTTCTGAACGTGCGCATAGAGTCATAAAATCAGA